CTATATCCCCGATGATGCCATTGTCAGTTACTTTGAAAACGGAGTCTCTCTCGGTTATCCATATAATTATGGATTTCTTGTCAGTAAAATGCAACAGGTCACCGGCTACCCCGCCATCCCCGCAGGCACCACCATTGATTATCTGGGGGTGTTGGGAGAGAAAGTCTCTGTGGAAACTGGAAGTTATACCGGAACCGGGACATACGGCTCGAGCAATCTGAATACAATCCATCTTTCTCGGACGCCCAAACTTGTATTCATTACACCCTATAATGGTGCCAACAGAATGATGCTTTTTGTTTTTGGCGGGAACTCTTCGTTTTCTGGATATTCAGGTAGCGCCTCCTTATCTTATCAGCAAATAGTGTCTGATGGAACGGACTTTAGCTGGTATGCAAATAATGCTGACATTCAATTAAACAATTCCGGCACAAAATACGTGTATACCGCAGTAATTTGATAAATTGATTGGAGGAAAACCATGTATTATATCAATCCAACCCCCAATGAATCCGGTAACCACGGCAACCCCATGGGACAACCTTTCCCAAACTGTGTGACCCTTCCTGACGATCTCCTGAGCCCCTATCTTGCGGCAAAGGGGTTTGTGACCCTAACCGTGGAAAACGGCGCTGTAACAAGCCTGGAGACCAACCAGGAGGCGCTGGACGCCTATGAAGCAGACCACCCCGACCTCCCGCCGGAAGAGCCGGAGGAACCCGTCACCTGGGCCGCCATGGCGGCAGCAATTCGAGAAGGAGTGAATGACGTTGACTGAAAAAGAGTTTGTTTTGGATACCCTGCGCCGGGCGGGGAAGTCTGCCGCAGTCAACTTGCAAGCAGAATCCCCCTCCATGACCGGCACGGAACTCTGTGCTGCGGAGGAGTATATCCCAGACTTCCAGGCGGCCAGAACTGCCAAAAACATGCTGGAGCGCAAGGCAGGCCAGAAAGATGGCTTTGTCTGCCGGTCCAGCGCCGGGCGGGTGGTTCGTCTCCTCCAGGTCTACGACAGTGAAATCTACCCCCAGGAACCGGAGGAACTGCCCGCCCAGTGGGGATTTGTCTGGTCCACCGACCCGGACAAGGCGCTGCCCTTCCTCTCCCTCTCCACGTCCCCCTACGCCAAAGGGGACTGCTGCACCGCTGGTGGCAAAACCTGGCGCAGCAAGATCGACACCAACACCTGGTCCCCGGAGACAAACCCGGAGTTTTGGGAAGAAGTGAAAAAATAAAAGGCTGCCCCACGGATGGGACAGCAAAAATTGACAATCTACGGCGCAGCATGGTATGATGGACCTACCCCGAAAGGGGTCAGAAAGAGGCGCTGCGCAAAACGGCAGGCGGTTTAGCCACACCCTCCGAGAGGAGGTGAGGCCATGCCCATTACGATTACGTTACATATCTTTGGATATACCGTAACGATTCGCATTAAAGGCAGAAACCGCCACTCGGCCAAGTGACGGTTTCAAGGCTTTTGCTTTGATCTCTTAACTTGCACGGGCTAAACCGCTTGTAGCAGC